TACGCTTGTGGCAGAGACAGGCATTAGTTTATTCTTAGTCTCACACCTCAAACGATCCCAAGGTAAGGCACACGAGGACGGTGCTCAAATATCCTTGGGTGAACTGAGAGGCTCACAGGCAATCGCACAACTGTCAGACATAGTAATAGGCATGGAACGTGACCAGCAGAACACTAACGAAGACATCAGGAACACGACTACTGTTCGAGTCCTGAAGAATCGTTACACTGGTGAGACAGGTCCAGCGTGTTACTTACAGTACGACAGGACCACCGGTAGAATGCAGGAAGTAGCTAACCCTCAAATTGGAGCAGACTTTTGATCTACCTTGATTTAGAAGCCAACGGTTTAGACCCAGACACCATCTGGTGCGTTGTGACACAGCAGAACGGTGAAACTGAGGTGCATCTGGACCAGAGATCGCTCAGAAAGGCTCTAGAAGGCTCTGTGAGCGTTTGTGGACATAATCTGATAGGTTATGACCTCCCAGTGCTAAAACGTCTCTGGGGGCTTTCTGTGGCTCCTGAGCGCATAGTCGATACTTTGGTATTGTCACGTTTGTTTGACCCAAGCAAGTCCGGTGGACACTCTTTGCGCAACTGGGGCAACGAACTAGGCTTTCCAAAAGGCGACCACAACGACTGGTCAAGACTGTCACAGGAAATGATTGACTACTGTAAACAAGACGTAGCAGTCACCGAAGCAGTACACCAGCGGTTGACCAAGGACATGGCAGACTTTGACCAGCAGTCTATCGACTTGGAACATAAGGTTCAGTACGTAGTACAACAACAGGAACAAAACGGATGGCTCCTAGATCAGTACTTATGTATGGACTTATTAGCAACATTTAAGGAGAGAATGAATGCAATTGAAGAAGAACTACAGGAGAAGTTTCCTCCTATTATACACGAGAGGTGGTCTGATAAGACGGGTAAACGCCTTAAGGACAAAGTTGAAGTCTTCAATGTCGGCTCGCGTCAACAGATTGCGAAGAGACTATCGGGGCTGGGTGTGGTCTTTGAAAAAGTCACAGAAAAGGGCAATGCGATCGTTGACGAGGCTGTACTAGCCACCATCGACCTTCCAGAGGCTAGGTCCGTCAGTGAGTACTTGATGCTACAAAAGAGATACGCGCAGGTACACTCATGGATGGAACATGTGCAGGACGACGGAAGAGTCCACGGTCGTGTCATTAGCAACGGCGCAGTAACTGGACGCATGACCCACCAAAGCCCCAACATGGCACAAGTACCAGCAGGACACAGCCTATACGGTAAAGAGTGTCGCTCATGCTGGACTGTACCAGAGGGTAAGAAGCTAGTAGGTTTCGACGCTAGTGGCCTTGAGCTACGAATGTTGGCACACTACATGGACGACAAGGAGTTTACCAATGTCCTCCTCACCGAAGATATACACACAAGAAATCAACTGGCTGCAGGGCTTGAAACAAGACCTCAAGCTAAGACTTTCATCTACGCTTTCCTGTACGGAGCCGGAGACGCAAAGATTGGAACCATCGTTGGTGGAAGCGCAAAAGACGGCGCACATCTTAAACGAAGATTTCTATCAAATACACCTGCTCTTGAAAGTCTACGAGAACGAGTTGGTCGAGCATCTGGGCGAGGCTATCTCACAGGACTTGACGGACGAAGACTTAGAGTTAGATCTGAACATGCTGCATTGAATACGTTGTTACAGGCGGCAGGAGCCATCGTGATGAAGAAGGCCCTAGTCATACTGGACGACTACGCACCGCAGTGGAAACTAGATTACAAATTCATAGGGAACATACATGACGAAGTACAGTCGGAGGTGGCTACAGACCAAGCAGAGAAATTCGGTTGGCTTGCAGTCGAATGCCTCAAGGCGGCAGGGGTTCACTTTAACCTCAGATGTCCCCTTGACGGAGAGTATCAAGTTGGAACAACATGGGCAGAGACACACTAATGGAGCAGATCAGTTTTCTAGAGGATGACCACTACGATCTAGGGGACGGTGTAAAGGAGTGTAGTAAGTGTAAGTACGTTCTCCCTTTGGAATCCTTTAGTAGGCACTCAGGAGGAAACTATCTTAGACCAGAGTGCAAGAAGTGTAATAACGAACTGTCAAAGGTACGTGAAAGGCTTAAGGAGAAGCACGGCACCGCACCGGACAACTATACTTGCCCCATCTGCTTAGGCGACGAGGAAAGTGTTAGTGGCAGAGGCAACACGAAAAATGGATCGTGGGTCTTAGACCACTGTCATGACTCAGAAGAGTTTAGAGGATGGTTATGTCATAAGTGTAACAGGTCACTAGGAGGTTTTGATGACGATGTAAGCATGTTACAAAGAGCGATCACTTACTTAGAGGAATCTAAATGAAAAAGAACACATACAACCTAGTCTCTGACATCTATCAACTGATGGAGACAAAAGAAGTAGCAGAGGGAGTAGACTTTGACGCTTGCGTTGAGAAGTTTGGAGAGAATGTCAAGGAACTTATGCGTAACGAGTTTGGTGGCAAGAAGAGGGACGGACGTAAGCTACGCATGTCTAACATAGGACGTGACGACCGTTACCTCTGGAACGTCTACAACGACGTAGAGAAGTCCGACGACATACAAGGGCACACCTATGTTAAGTTTCTTTACGGCCACCTTATCGAAGAGATGCTGTTGTTTTTAACCAAAGCGGCAGGACATGAGGTTACAGATGAACAGAAGAAGTGTGAAGTCAATGGCATTACAGGGTCTATGGACTGCAAAATCGACGGTATTGTCACAGATGTTAAGTCTGTGTCAACGTATGGGTTTAGGAAATTCAAAGACGGCTCTTTGGCTTATGACGACCCGTTTGGATACATCGGTCAAATTAAGGGATATGCGTATGCGGAGGGTGCTACTAAATTCGGATGGCTCGCGATGGACAAACAGAACGGACACCTAACGTACCTCATGTACGACTCTGAGGACACTCAGGCTCCTGTCTATGACCTCATTAGTTATGACATCAAGGAGCGCATTGACCACGTAAAAAAGCTAGTGGAGCAACCAACCCCACCCGACGTATGCTACGAGCCTATCGCCGATGGAAAGAGTGGAAACCAGAAACTCGCCGTAGGTTGCTCATACTGTGCATACAAAAAGGAATGCTGGCCGTCCGTTCGCGCCTTCGCTTATTCTACCGGTCCACGTTATTTAGTAGAGGTACACAATGAGCCGAAAGTCCAAGAAATCACCATTTAGAAGCACGTTTGAAGAAGATGTCGCCAAAATACTACAGGAGTTTAATTATGAGCCTTTCACTATTCCTTACACTATCTCTAGGAGCTACCGTCCTGACTTCGTTGATGCTAGCGGTTTATATCTTATTGAGTGCAAAGGATATTTCAGAGATGGAGACACCAAGAAATACACCAGCATCAGAGACAGCCTCCCAGAAGGACAAGAGTTAATCTTTGTTCTGATGCAACCTAATAAAAGAATACGTAAGGGTGCCAAAATGACTATGGCACAATGGTGTGACAAAGAGAAAATACTATGGTATAATATAGAGACACTACAGGAGTTGATTAGTTATGTCACTAACGCTAGAGGAAGTTAAGGAACGCCTCTTGAAAACCTTTGATCCAGACGACCTACTGGAGGCCCTACAGATAACCTCAGAACAGATTCTGGACAGGTTTGAGGACAAGCTAATCAATAGACTGGACGTGTTTGAACAAGAGCTAGAGGAGGAAGTAAATGAGTATTAACGAAGCGACCCCACAAGAGTGGGACTATGCGAGTGCGTTGAGTAAGTTGTCTATCAGGAAAACACCAGACCCTGTAGAGCAACCTGACCACTACAACAACGGAGCAATAGAAGCTATCGAAGCAATCAAAGCGTCCATGCCTGAGCAAGAGTTCAAGGGCTATCTCAAGGGTAACGCATTGAAGTACCTCTGGCGATACGACTACAAAGGAAAACCAGTAGAGGACTTACGTAAGTGTAAGTGGTATATTGAACGACTAATCAAGGAAATAAATTAATGGACGCATATCAACAGTACATACACAAGTCACGCTACGCTCGTTACCTACCAGAGGAACAGCGTCGGGAGACTTGGGAAGAGACAGTCAACCGGTATCTTAACTACTGGTGTGACCGTGTAGAACTAAACGAGTTTGACCAGTCAGAAATATTCAACGCAATACATGAGCTGGACGTAATGCCGTCTATGCGAGCACTGATGACTGCTGGTGAAGCTCTTGACCGTGACAACGTAGCTGGCTTTAACTGTAGCTACCTACCTATTGACCACCCCAAAGCGTTTGACGAGATGATGTACGTACTCATGTGTGGTACAGGAGTAGGCTACAGTGTTGAGCGTCAGTACGTTAGCAAGCTACCTGAAGTAGCAGAGGAATTCCATGATACCGATACCGTTATACACGTCGCCGACAGCAAAATTGGATGGGCTAAAGCTTACAGGGAACTTATTAGCTTGTTGTATTCAGGCCAACTTCCAAAATGGGACGTGTCTGGAGTACGACCTGCAGGGGCATCCCTTAAGACCTTCGGAGGTAGAGCATCTGGTCCAGAGCCTCTTGTCGATCTGTTCAACTTCACAGTCAGCGTCTTTCGGGAGGCTTCTGGACGTAAACTTAGCTCCATCGAATGTCATGATCTCTGCTGTAAGATTGCACAGATCGTCGTCGTCGGAGGTGTACGCAGGTCCGCTCTCATCAGTTTGTCTAACCTCACTGACGATAGACTCCGACGAGCCAAGTCAGGGCAATGGTGGCAAGACAACCCACAACGCGGACTAGCAAACAACAGTGCTTGCTATACAGAGAAGCCAGACTTCGAGGCATTTTTAAATGAGTGGAAAAGTTTATACGAGTCCCGTTCAGGAGAGCGAGGTATGTTCTCTAGAGTCGCAAGTCAAAAGCAAGCTGCAAAGAACGAGCGACGAGATGCTTCCTATGATTTTGGAACTAATCCATGTAGCGAAATCATCTTACGGCCTAACCAATTCTGCAATCTATCAGAAGTTGTTGTCAGGGCAACCGATACGCTCTCAGACCTTAAACGAAAAGTACGTGTTGCGTCTATCCTTGGAACTCTACAGGCTACCTTAACCGACTTCCGCTATCTACGTAAGATCTGGCAGAAGAACACAGAGGAAGAAGCACTACTAGGAGTGTCATTAACAGGGATCATGGATCATCCAACCCTATCAGGAAGGAGAGATAAAGGTGTACTCAAAACGTGGCTTACTGAGCTTAAAGAAGAGGCTGTTAAAACTAACGCAGAATGGGCTAACCGTCTTGGCATTAATACTAGTACTGCCATTACTGCTGTTAAGCCTTCCGGCACTGTTAGTCAGTTGGTGGATTCTGCGTCTGGCATCCACCCTAGATACTCAGATCAGTACATTAGACGAGTTAGAGCAGACGCCAGAGACCCACTCTGTGAAGTCTTAGAGGCGGCAGGAATCCCTGTAGAGGACGACGTAATGTCACCCACTACTAAGGTATTCAGCTTCCCTATAAAATCCCCTGACGGGGCTGTGGTGGCCTCTGAAATGGGTGCAATGGAACAACTTGAGCTATGGGAGATTTATCAGGACTTTTGGTGTGAGCATAAGCCGTCCATGACATGCTACTACCGTGATGATGAATTCCTTGAGGTAGGCCAGTGGTTGTACAATAAGTTCGACAAGATTAGTGGAGTGTCGTTCCTCCCTTATTCCGAACATACGTACCAACAGGCTCCTTACGAACCCATAGACTTAGAGACTTATAAGAAGCTTAAGGAGGAATTCCCAGAGACGATTGATTGGAACATCTCTGAGAACTCCGACATGACAGAAGGGTCTCAGCAGTTGGCTTGTACGGGCAATAACTGCGAGTTGTAAACTACGGGGGCCTTAGCGCCCCCTTTCTTCATCCTCCCCTACGAAACGATTTCCTACAAGCATACCTACTCCTGTATTCTGCAATTGCGCTCCTCTAACGGCTCTAGGGTCGGCCTCAAGGCTAGCAACGTCCTCAACAATACTCTTATAACCAGTGCCTCTAGCAGCAACCTCCTGTCTAGCCGGTATATCAACAACACCTGCAATAGTAGATCTTGGTTTTGCTGACTTCAGGTCAAAAACAAGAGGAGGAGTGGCAGAAATTACTCGATTAGGCATTGCTTTTTCTATAACTGCTCCCACTACTGGAACATTCTCTAAGAAATTGTTTTCATCAGAAACAACAACAGTTACTTTACCATTAGGAGTTAATTTAGCTACGTAGTTAACACCGCCTTCAGTAATTGCAGTTCCTTGGTACGAACCTGTTATATAAAAACCACCGTTCTTTTTAACATTCTTTAGTATTTCTGCGTCGGTTTTACCCATTGATGGATGAATGCTTATTTTGGAAGATTGTAGTCCTTCTAATATTTCAACATTTGAAGGGTTTTTGTCAGGACCTATGATTTTTTTTAAGTCAGTCATAGGCGACCCCTTTTTAGTAGCAAAGTCGTAAAGATGGTCTCCTGTTTGTCTTGACGTGGGTGATTTAATGTTAATAGTAGGAGAAGGAGCATCTGCAAGGCTTACACCACCTCTGCCTTTCCATACGTTACCTACGTGCTTACTAAAAAACTCAACGTCTTGTTTTGATACTTCTCCCAGTGAGTCTGCTTCTTTAATAAGACGACCGTACGCCTGTGGTGTGTACTCTACAGTGTCACTAAGATAACTAAGTCTCCTAATGAGATCCAGACCCGACTCTGAAGGGCCTTCAAACCCCACACGCCCCTGAGTCAAGAAACTTTGTTGTCCCTGTGATATAACTTTTGATGTGTCTCTTCCTGAAACACCCTTGGGTTTTTCTAGGGCTTCTCGTGCTACCTGTCTTGTTGTAGGGTCTACGCCTGTAGTAGCTAGTAGCGCTCTTCGTTCTGGCTCAAGGATGTTTAAAGTACCTTGTTTTGTGCCTTCTAATGCCCAAGCCGCAAAGTCCAACACCCTCCGTCTAAGCCGTTGTGCTTCTACTGGGTTCTTAAGAGCCCTAAGTTCGTTTGAAACCATTTTACCGTACTTAGGTATTAAGTCAAATCTCCTAGCGTACTTTTCTTTGTTTTCAAAAAAGTCAATATCTTTTTGTGTTGGGTCTGCGTCAATCTTTTTCCCTTTATTATATGTAACTTCTCCTGTTTCAGGATTTACAACTTTCTTACCCTTTGCAAACATAAGCTCCCCTGTTTCAGGGTTTACTTTTTGAGGCATGTCTGTAGGACCGTAGTTATTAGGTATGTAGTTTCTAGGGCCTGTTAAAAACCCTGTTTTCATAAGGTCAAAGTTGTCAATAACAGCGTCTGCTGCTTTGTTTATCATCTGTCCGCCCTTTTTAACAAGACCGGCACCAACAAAGTTTGCAGGAATTCTTGCTTCGTTTAAAGCAACATTAGGTAGAGCCATTAAGTCAACTTGTGTTTTACGAGGATCGGACATAGGTAGTCCTTCCGACCCAGCATAAACAGGAACATTAAGAGACCCTAAAATATCACTACCACCAACAGGACTGAACAACGATCCCACAGCTTGTCCCATCCTCTGAGTACGTTGTTGTTCAGCCTCACGTTGTTCTACGCTTCGACCTTCTCTTAACGCCCTGTTTAACTCAAGAATATCACTGCTCATTCTCAGGCTCCTCGTTGATGTTCGCAAGCATTTGAGCCAGCATAACTTTATCAGCCCTTAGTGTAGCCATTGTTTCTGTTGTTACGTTAGCGCCTTTAATCATTTTATCAGTAGCCCCTAATAACTCTCTGACAACTGCTTGTCTTCGTCTTTTACGAGTCATACGAGCCAAGCCCATTGCCGCCGCTCCTCCGCCAATAGCCGCACCTAATACCGGCATACCCCCCAATGCAGCACCGCCAGCAGCAGCAGTAGCACCAAGGGCTAAAGGAGTAGTTGGAAACCGGAGACCAGAGAAGTCCTCAATACCTTTTACCGTACGTCCTAACATAGTCTGATTAATTGCCTTACCTGCTTTTACATCCAGTAAACCCTTGGCTCTAAACAGCATAGACATTCCGTTAATAAGTCTGTAGGCTTCGTCGTCAGGCATCAACTTAAGAAATGCTTGGTTTAGCTCGTCCCTTACGTACTTACCTGCTACTTCTTTTGCGCTGGTTAGGTCAGGGTTCTCAAGACCTGCTGAGGGTTTCTTACGAAAAATCTTTTTGTCTAGCGCACGGCGAACCTCTAGGATGTCCCTAGCTGTAATTGTGCCGTTCTTAGCGGCCCTTTCTTCAAGCCTTTTAATAGCGGTATCAATAAACTTATCTACTTGTTTTTGTGCTCCGTCCATTAACTCAACGTATTCATCAAGATCATGGAACCCAGCCTTGAGATCTTCTAGAGAAGTAGCTAAAGTTTGTACTTGAGTCTTAGGGTTTTTAGACCTCCTAATGTAAAGCTGAAGATCAGCCTCGTGTCTAGCCAACTGACTGTCCACAACCTTTGCATTTACAGCAGGGTTACGATCACCTTTGTAGTCTGGTAGAGTGTCCAGATAATCAATCACTATTTCTTCAGAAGGAGAGTGCATGTACACGTTACGATTCATAGCCCCTACAGGCTCTATAGTACCCGGAGCTTTAACGTAGTCTTCCGGTAGTAGGCTGTCTGCTATGGCTTTACGCTCTTCTGCTAATCGAGATTCTGTAGCTCTTTTAGTAGCCTCAACTGTTGCTGATCTAGGTACTCCCGGAACTTTAGGTAGTGCCATCTTAGCACCAGCACCTGCAATATTCAAAGCGGCTTCAGCAGTAGTAGCCGCTTCTGGGTACTGTTGCGCTAATTGACCTACCTTTTCCATACCACTTTGTAACATAGAGCCTTCGTACGCTTCAGATATACCACGTTGTACAGGCTCAGGAGTATACCTACGGTAGGCTTCTCCTGCTACTTCGCCTAATGTTTCTCCAGCAGCGCCTACACCAGCAGCAATGCTAGTACCAACACGGAATTTACCGGGGAGTTGCTCCGTGTCTCCAGCAAGACCTCTGTAACGCTCACGAGTCTCTTTGAATCGCTCTGGTGTTTCTTCTACCATACCCCTCATGCTTTCAGGCTCACGAGGACGTGGAGGAGCTACAGTAAAAGTTTCTCCTCCGACAACACCAATAACTTCTCCTGTTTGTGGATTAGTAGCAGTTTTGAGCGGCAACCATTGTTCACCGTCCCAATACACTTTTTTGCCTGTTTGTGGATTAGTTGCTGTCTGCATGATTATTGATCCAATTCAAAACCTTCGGGAAGTACTGCTGCTGCTTCTTCGTCTTCTTTCTGCTTAGATTTAGGTATGCGGTATTCAGGGAAACCTGAAAGAACACTTCCTAAGTTTGCATCGGAATATCCTTTACGTATTGTATTATAATCTTCAATGCTTTGTACCATGCCTTCACGTCTAATGTTTAAAAGTTTAATTAAAGCTTCTGCTTGAACTCTTATGTCTCCACCAACCATGTTTTGAGTATACTCTCTATCGGCGTCAGTGATGCTTGATCCTGAACCAAACGCTTTAATTTCTTGTTTAACCAGTTCTGCTACTTCTTGCATATAGTTTTGCGCGTCTACTAATTGTGGATCATAAGGCATACCAATAGCCTGACCAAGTTGTCTTAAAGTAACTTCAAGATTAGCCGCTATTCCGGTAGGTATACCTCCTTCAACTCTTGCTAACTGCCTGTCAATAGCGTCTAGAGTTCGTACCGCGCCTTTTGCTTTTTCACCCATTTTAATAAAGTTGTCTACACCTGCTTTAGCCAATGCTTGTTTTTGTTCTCTATTAGTGTTGTCAATAATTTCCTGAGCTTGTGGAGCCTTGCGTACCAACTGAAGATCACTGGCTTTAACATACGTGTTAGTTTGATCGTTATAGACTAAACCAAAGTCGTTTACGTTGACAGCTTTAATATTTCCTTCGGCGTCCTGCCAAGCCTCTAGTTTACCTGTGCGGCCTGTAAGTAAATCGTCTGCTTCTTCTTTAGAAAGAGTACCCATAGCAGTGATTTGAGGGACAGTAAAGCCAGCCATTCTTAGTCTTGCTTTAATAACGGCAGGGTTGTCTAAAGGTAGTTGCTCAATTTGAAATTTTCGAATGTCCTTACTAATAGACCTAAGCTCGTCCATGTCTGTAGTAGACCGTGCTGTTGCTGCTTGGTTTACAAGCCCAGCGCTTTCTGCCGCAACCGCTACTTTTTCTTTAAAAACCTCTACTTCTGTTTTTGCTGCGTTTTGCGCTGCTAAAGAACGTGCCGCTTGTTGATACTTTACAGCATTCTCAATATCGCCTTTTTGACGATAAAAGTCAGACAATGTAATAAGACCTTCGGGAGAATTAGTATTTATTTTAGATAGTTGGTCTCGTTGCTCTTGTTGAACTTGTTGCATTTTTCTAAGTCCGGGAGCTTGTCCAACACCACGAGCAGCGGTAAACAAACCTTCTTGATAAGAGGGTTGTAACAGACCTTGTAAAAATGTTTGTGAAAACTTAGCCATGTTATTCTCCTACCCTATGATTTTCCAAAAAGTTTTGTAAGTAAATCAGCAAAACCTTCAATTGAACTTCCTATTCCTCCGGGGCTTGTAATGTCCCCGTCTTTATTAAACTGAGGAGTCATAAGTCCTGAAAGAACATTACTACCTATACCGCCCAGTAAATTTGCTCTTGCTTGCTCTGCAATTAACTTAGATTCTATTCCAGACATTGCAGTTTCACTAAACAACCCTGTTCCAAACTGTTGAGCTTGTTGTGCCATTTGTTGCTGTGTAAGTCCGGGTTGTAAAGCAGCTAGTAATTGTTGTTGTGGTATATAACTAGAGCCTAAAAACTGCTGACCTAATGCGGCCTGTTGTGCTTGCTCGGCCTGAGCTTGTTGCATAGCACCCAGCATTGCTGTGTTGCGAGCTTCTGACTGAGCCTTTGACATAGCAAGTTGTTCTGGAGTCCCGCCAAAGTCCGCAGTTCTAACTCCAAGCCTTCCTTGTGCCGCGAGTCTTTGCTCTAAAGCAAGGTTTTGCCTTTCTTCTTCTGGTCTTTGAGCATCTCTTATTCGATTAAAGATGTCTTGCTCTCTACCTGCAGTAGGTTGTTGAGCCTGACCAAAGAAGTTTCCAGCGCCTCCAAACAAACCTTGGTACATAGCTTGCTCTGCAGGAGACAACGACATTTCTACATTAAGACCTTCTTGAGGCTGAGACATTGGCTGTTGATATTGCCTTGCCATAGCGTCTGCCGCAGGTTGGCTATCAGGACCGCCAGCAAAGCGGGGCATTCCAGCAGGAGGCGCTACAGGTCCAAATGCACCGCCACCGTCCATTACAGTTCCGGGCATTCGATTAAGCTCTGTGTCAAATCGAGGAACCTCAGTAGGCTGTGGCTGTCGCGGATTCTGATTCTGTAGGAGTTCCTGTATCATCCTATCAGTAGACTCGTTAGCGCGTCCTATCCTGTTCATTGGAGGCATTATCCCCACAGGAGGCTGTGGCATGTAATCTCTACCACCTATCACTGGTTGTATTGGAAACACCCCCGCAGGAGGTGCTACAGGGCCACCAGTCAGCATAGGAGGCTGTGGTTGACCGCCCATACGCGCATTAAACGAAGATCCTGTAGGAGTAGTTACAGTAAACGGCTTGAACTGTGACTCTTGTTGGCCTCTTTCTGCAAGATCCATAGAACGGTCGTAAGCTGTGTTACCTATATCGCTTAAGCGTTTGTATGCTTCGTTAGTAAGCAAGCCCCCAGCTACGCCGCTTAATAACGAGTTTCCGCTGTCGCTCCCAAAATAATTTAGAATATCTTCTAAAGCCATTAGTATGTACCCCCATCAATTGTTCCTGTTGACAGAGTTCCACTAAAAGTCAGTGCAGGAATTGTTACTGTGCCTGTGAATGTCGGAGAAGCAAGATTTGCCTTTGTTGTTACTGCCGAAGCAATAGCAACAAACTCATTATCAAACTCTGTTCCTTTAATGATCTTGCCAGCATCACCTGAAGGCAAGCTATCTTTTGCGGCAAAGTCAGTAGCTTTTGTATAATTACTCATAATGTTCTACCTGCTAATGCTAATACGTTTATTTCTTGGACAGACAATTCAAATCCATTGATGTCTGATTCAACCCCAATTGTCAAAGTTCCACCACTACCGTTAGCGTTTATTGACGTTCTTGATGTGTTCTCACCTACAGCAAACTCGCCTACATTAAACTCAGCTGTATTGTATTCAGCCAGTCCTTGAGTTGTCAGTGAAATAGATTCTGAGTTATATACTGTGCCAAAATCATAGGCCCACTTAATAAATAGACTTGCACCACTGCCGCCAATAATTGTTGGCCGTAGCTTTTTAAGGAATTTAAGTTTTGATGCGTCGCCAAATGTTAGCTCGGGGCTAAAGTATTTAAAGCGATATGAGGTGGAGTTGTCTGTATTTCCTGAGTACGTACCAACTCCGTGGCTTCCGCCTATTAATAATGTTCCATCGTCTTTTCCGGTAAAAGATTTAAACCCTGTTCCCGGCCATCTAGTAACTCTATAAGACCCATTCTCAAGCAAGCCCCTAACATCAAAGCAAAGTGCAATGTCTTGGTTTCTAAACACAAGAAGATAAAAATTTTCTTCAGGGTGATAAGTTGAAGTGAAAGATTCGTTGGGTTCGGTTAGTAGGGAAATAATGTCTTTAGATATGTTTGCTGACAGGCTACCGATTGGCATTGATTTTTCTTGGATGGTTCTTCCAAAGCTACGCAATCCAGTATGAGACAAAAATAAAACATCGGTCCCCGTATACTGAACAGTATCTCTATCAACGCAACCAACACCTGCAATTGTATCTGATAGCGCCATGCTTGCAGGAACTTCTGCGCCTGAATAAACAACAATGCTGTGCTTTCCAAATATAAGCAGAAGGTTGTTATGAGCGGCTAAAGCAACAATTTCGTCATAACCATCAGGCCATACTTTTGTTATATCAATAGAGCCACTGCTACCTCCAGTCCATACATGACCTTGCAATAAATCAGACCAGTAAACAGTGGATTTGTCAGTGCTAAAATCTGCAGTCCAAAGCCTTCCGTATGCGGCTAACACTTCATTGCCGTACTTTGCGCTAGTCATTCCGGCGGCGCCAGATACAGAGCTTAAAGTGGCTACTGCGTTACTTGCATTGTCATAAACAAGAGGCTCAAAACCTTTTTGGAAAAAATATACGTGGTCATTAAAGTTAACTATTTTCCAGTTGTTTGCGTTAATTGAGTAACCACCCGGAGTAGCATCTACCAAAGTAGTAGTGCCAGTCATAATCTTGTTATTGCCTACAGAAAATACAACAGAGTTTCCTCCGTCATCCTTAAATTCTTTTATTGCTTGAATGCTTTCCGACCCCAATGCAGTTTTGTTTGTAGTGATGACGTTTAAACCTTTTCTGGCTGCAATTCGGCCTCGCTTATCAATTACAGCGTTATCCGCTACTTCGGCAAACGAAGGATCTTGAGCTAACGGAGAGTCCTCCGTGTTAATCCCTTTAAAACCAGGAGCTACAAGATTTATGCTTTTTAGTTCTTGTGCCATAAAAACCTCAAGGTGTATAGAATATTACTTCTTCTGGGTGTCTACCCGCATCCTGTGCAATTGCGTCAGACAAATAAGTATTTGCCATTTTAAAGTATTCTGGTGTTGATGTTCCTCCGGTTTCGCCCCGCTCTCTAGCCGCTAAAGCAACTGCCAAATGAATTACTGGTGTTGAAGGTATTCTTAAGAGATCATCATCAGCGCTCAAAGGAACATTGCGTAATACGCAGTTAAACCGCAAAGCATAAACCCCATCTGGCTTAGGGTAAACATCAATCAAAGTATCCCCTGAGTCGTTAACCCCATTGTACGTAAAGTATTCTGGAGATCCTGTAATAACGTCTTGAATTAAATACTTTTCATCAAACCAGTTTGCGCTTTGGTAAGACATAACAACATTGGTTGTGTCGTTAAGCACGTTAAGCTCTTTAATACTGTTACCGCTTCCGGTCAACGCGTAGTTAAATACATTAGCCTGAGTTGTTACTGTTAGCGTTGTCCTAAGTGCCGACCAATCCCAAGCATTTTCTACTGTGTTTTTAGCATCATTAACAATATCACCAACTAACTTGCTGTATGCGTTATCTTGAATAGAACCGCCAATACTAACTTCCGTTTCACGCAAACGTCTTAAAACATTGTTTACTAAATTTTTATATGTCATACTAACATTCCTTGTACCTTTAAGGGCTTAGGCATTTTTCTAGGTGTTAATTTTTCAAGAAACTTATCGTATTTTACAGGCTGTCGAGGCATAGCCGCTGCAAGTTGTTGAGGAAGTTGTTGTTGTTGTAACGCAAGACTCATTAAGCCAGCACCTAAGCCTTCTCCTAGTCCTGCAATGCCCTCACCAAGCCCCGCAAGACCTGCTCCAACATCACCGATTTGTTGACCTAGCCCACTAATATCAGATTGAATACCTGTAAGCTCACCACCTACTTGCTCAAACTGACCTGCTACACTAGACTCAAATTCTGCTTGAGCTTCTGCTTGACTAACTTGACCTTCTTGAAGCCCTTCAATATCGACATTAACATCAGAAAACAAGTCATTAACATCCTGACCAAACTGATCAAATTGTTCTCTAGTTTGTTCATCCAGTGCTTCAATATCTCCACCAACATCAATAACAGCTTGTTGTAAATCTCTGCGTTCTTCTGCTGCTTCTGTCTGTCCAGTAACAACACCTTCTACTGTTTCTTGAATCCCGCTGATGTCAGTATCTAAGTCATCAACACTTTGTTGTAAGTTAGATGTGGCAGACTCTACAACAGCCTCAACTTGTTCAGATGTTAATGAATCTGCTTCAGGCATCCCTGAAATAATTTGTTCAACAAAATTATTAAGTTGCTCAGGTGAAAGTGTTTCAGCATTAGGGGTATTTGCTACAATTTGATTAACAACATCAGCTACTTCTTCTGCTGTTGTATAATCAGCAACGGCCGCGTCTTCTTTTCCGTCTGACAAAACATCGTCAAAAAGCTCTTCTATTTCTGTTGTTTCTTCTGTTTCTTCTGTTTCTACAGGTGTATCTACAGGTGTATCTACAGGTGTTTCTACAGGTGTATCTACAGGTGTATCTACAGGTGTTTCTACAGGTGTATCTACAGGTGTATCTACAGGTGTATCTACAGGTGTATCTGTAGGTGTATCTACAGGTGTATCTGTAGGTGTATCTGTAATTGTATCTACAGGTGTGTCTGTTCCTGTAATTGTATCTGTAGGTGTATCTGTAGGTGTTGTATCATCTCCGACAGGAACACCTGCGCCTTGTCCAAATCCTGTATCCGGTGCATTTCCTCCAGTAGCTCCTCCTGTAGCTCCTCCTGTAGCTCCTCCTGTAGCTCCTCCAGTAGCTCCTCCAGTAGCTCCTCCAGTAGCTCCTCCAGTAGCTCCTCCAGTAGCTCCTCCAGTAGCTCCTCCAGTAGCTCCTCCAGTAGCTCCTCCAGTAGCTCCTCCTGTAACTCCTGACGGTGTCTGTTTTGGATCAGTAGGGGCTTCTTGTCCAGTTAACATACCACCAACAAGCGTATCTACAGCAGGTGTACCCACACCAGCATTGCCGGG